CATGTCGATGACGTTGCCAACTGTCGTCATGGTGTCGTCGCCCTTGAAGCGGCGTATCGCCACCACGTCGCGGCCCTGGCGCACCACCATGACTGTGGAGTCCATGCCGCCCCTGGCCGGGTCGATGCCAAGCACCACGGGTGCGCTCATGTCTTTGTACTTGGGCCGCTTCATGGCGTCCTCGACCACTGATGGCATGATGAACTGGTCGTCCCCAGACTTAGGGAAATCCCCATAGACCTCGACGCGGGCCTCGTCCGAGTCTTCACCGTACTCAGCGATGATCTGTTCGTAGATCGACTTGTCGGTGCCCTCGACGGTCCGTGCGTCGATCTTCCTGCTCCTCCAAAAGTCCCGCTTGTTGCCGTCGATGGCCTCGTAGAAGTACCCTGTGTTGCGACGACCGTTGGAAAACGCCAGCCAGTAGCGATCCAGGATGTTCTCGGTGAAGAAGCCCGCAGCCACGGACCAGATCGAGTCGGGGATACCACTGGCCTCGTCGAAGATCACCATCATGCCGTCCATGTTGTGAACACCGGCGTAGGCGTCAGGGTTCTCCTCGCTCCATAGTTTCCCCTCGGCACCCCAGTAGCGTGTGCCCTTCTTGAGATCACGCTCAACCAGGTCGGTCAACCAGGCAGCGGGTGCCAGCTTGGTGGCACTCGGCTCCCACCAGTGCGCGTTGATCGCCATCGTGGCCCACTTGGTCAACTCACCCCAGGTCACGGTTCTCAACTGTGTCTCGCTGTTGGCACTCACCACGACACTCGAGCCGATCCGAGTGGTCAGCATCCACAGGATCAGCCACGACACGAGGGCTGATTTACCGACACCGCGACCCGACGATGTGGCGTTACGCATCGCATCGATCAACTCGTCGTTCTTCAGCTTGCCCTTGTTCTCTTTGATGAACTCGGCAATCTCGCGCAACACCTCACGCTGCCACTTACGCGGCCCTTTGAACCGCTCCAGCGGCGTGTTGGGCTGGCCCCAGGGGAACGCGAACAGAACAAACGTCTCAGGGTTGTCTGCAATCTGCGGCGACCACAACTGCGTCATCAGCAGTTGCTCCTCCTCTGGGGTGTATCTGAGTCGCTGCAATTTACTGCTCCAGTTGTTTCGGCGTCACGTCCACCACTTCAGCCTCAATCACTCGCTGCTGCGCTTGGCTCAACGCCTCCGTGATCGAGATCGATCCCGCCACTTCGACTTGCTTGACTTCACCATAACGCTTGCGATTGTGGGCACTCATCAACCACTTGCGCGAGTCGATCCGCAACTTGTCCCTGTTGACCGTATCGCTCGATGCCGGGTCGATGGCGTCCACCCCATCGGCAATCTCAAGAATCTCGCCAGCCAGGAACTCGGTCCGCATCTCCTGCGCTTCTTTGAACCGCTCATGGCGCATCGGGTCACGCTTGATCCAGCGCAAAAAGTCCTCGTAGCTGATCACACGATAGTCGTCTTCGATGAGGGATTGAAGTGAGCGCCCACGGTACACGCCTTCGATGATGCGCTCGAAGATGTGGTTGTACTGGGCATGCAGCAACTCCCGCGACTCCTGTGGGAGACGAGGTGGGCGAGGGTCAGGCACGGATAGCCAACTCGGGAGCGATTGTTCACTGGCGACAGCCGTGCCTACGGATTGAGGGTTGCCTTGTTCCATAGTGGCTGGGAGTCTACCACGGTGATGGAAAGTTGTGTCAACAGGGATAGATGAACCCAGTGGGTTTGGGGTTCTGGAAAAAAATAAAAAATTGTTCGCGGGTCCTACGGCGCTGGACCCTTGGGCCGTCGGCCCTCCCCCGCCCCCTCGGCCCAAATGACCCTCCTGAATCACGGCAACCGGGGCGCAGGGCGCAGGCGCACCCAGCGGGCACACGGCACCCGATGAACCCGAGGCGCAGGCGCACCCGCTGGGTGCCATGTGCCCGGGGCCTTTGCCCTCGAGAATCGGCGACCCACTGGGTGCCATGTGCCAATTGATCAATTCGAGAGGGCACGGGCGCAGGGCGACCCACTGGGGCAGGGAAACCGGGGAAAAGGGGCACCCAGTGGGTGAAAAGGGGCCAATGTGACAATTGCGCCTTTCGCGCAGGCGACCCCTCGATTTAGTACTTTTCCCACTGGGTCATTTATTTTCGTTTTTCAAGAATTGACCCCTTGAGACAAAAGGGCACCGTGTCGCCACTTTGCCCGCATGCAACCCAGCGGGGCACGAAACCTAATAACCCTGCGACCCAGTGGGTTTTTATTGCAGGGTTTGACAATTGCGACCCAGTGGGTTCACAATGGCGCACCGGCACACAAAACCGGCACACCGTAACCCGTAACCCCGAAAGGATGTAACCATGAATCGCCACCGATTGACCTATGTCGATTTGCACCCCGAGGCCCTGGGCCGCGAAAAGCCCCCGCACCCTCTCGCCTTGATCCTGGGCGCGATTGTCGCGGCCCTCGCGTTTTATCTTGCAACCGTGTTTCTTTTCTCACTGTAACCCGTAACCCTTGAAAGGATGTAACCATGAAAACCGAAACCGTGATTTTGAGTGCAACCGTCGATCGCCTCGCAGTGATCAAGGCCGAGATATCCCGCTTGAAAACTGAAGAGGATACATTGAAGGATGTATTGATCGAAGCGGGCCTTGAAGTGATCGAGGGCACCCAGCATCGGGCCGCAATCTCGCATTGTGCTGGGCGTGAATTGATCGATTGGAAGATGATTGCCGCGAAGTTTTCCCCCTCGCGCCAATTGATTGCCGCGCACACGTCGCAGGGTGAACCCTATGCAACCGTGCGCCTCTCGGCCCGTAAAGCATGAAAGGGGGCAACATGCTTATTTTGTCAACAAAACTGAAAAACCGATTTTCACCGGCGCACACCGTCGCCTTGAAAAATATCCGTGTGAATGATGATAAACGCGGGTGTAGCGGGTTTATTGCTTTAGGTGATCGGATTGTGTATGTAAACACTGAACCTTGTGGGTCGCTGGGTTACATGTATCGCACCGCCGATCACATGAAAGATTACACCGGTGGCGTCAATCGCTGGGCTAAAGATATCGATTCACTTGTGGCCGGTGTCAATCAACTATTAAAGGGGGCCGCATGAAATATCACTTTATCCGGCAATCCGGCAACCGTAAAACCGGCCCGATCCCCGTAACCTACAGTGAGCGGGGCACATGCCCGCCCAGCTGCCCGCACTATCGGGCCGATTGCTACGCCGAGGATTTTTACACCCGCATGGCATGGGACAAAGTACCCGCTCGAGGGGGCACCCTTGATCAATTGTGCGAGGCCGTCGCAGGGTTGCCCGAGGGGCAATTGTGGCGCATGAATGTCGCGGGGGATTTACCCGGCGAGGGCGAGGCCGTCGATCCTGTCGCCCTGGGCGAGATTGTGCGGGCCAATATCGGGCGCAGGGGGTTCACCTACACCCACAAAAAAGGCCCCGAGGCGATCCACTGGGCGGGGCATGCGACCCGCTGGGGGTTTACGGTGAACCTAAGCGCCGATGATGCAGGCGAGGCCGATGCATTGGCCGAAACCGGGTTGCCCGTGTGCGCCATTGTGCCAATGGATACCCCCGAGAAAACCGAAACCCCCGAGGGCCGCACAATCATCGTGTGCCCCGCGCAATCTCGAGAGGATATCGATTGCGCCTCATGTGGCCTTTGCGCCCGTGCGGATCGCAGGGTAATTATTGGGTTTCGCGCACACGGCACCCGGGCACGGGTTGCCGATGCAAAGGCCCGTCGCGTTATTCCAATTTTGAAAGGATGAACCATGCCGCTCGATTTAATGGCGTTGCCCGCACCCGAGGCCGAGGCCCTCGCATATGCCGAGGGGTTCACGGGCACGGCCCGCCTTTTCGCACGGGTTGCCGATATGCAAAAGGCCCTCGGCGAGGCCGTCGCCGAGATTGAAACCCTGAAACAAGAGAATCAAATTTTGCGCGATGAATTGACGGTTGCCCGCCATGAGAGGGCCTATTTAGGGGGCATCGATTGATCGCGGCCCTCTTAATCGCGGCCCTCGGGGCCGTTTTATTGCCCTTGATTGCTTGGATTCTCGATTTATAAACCCCGCCCCCGGTAGCCCCGGGGGCCTTTTTGACCCTTGAAAGGATGTAACCATGAACCCCAGTAAACCCGCCGAGGCGGGCCTTTTTGCGGCCCGTATCCGCGAAACCGTCGCCCGATTGGCCCTCGATGAACCCCGCGCAGCGGATTATCTCGGGGTGCCCGTATACACCCTGCGAAAGTGGATCACCGGTGAGCGGGTGCCCTCGGCCTCGGCGATCCGATTGCTTGACGTGCTCGGCACAGTGGAGGCACTCGCCCCCGCGCTACACGCTGGGTTTTTGCCCAGTGAATCGCGTCATGTCAAGAAATCCGCTCCAAAACAGTCAATCGGTTCGCCTGCCGATTCGGTCATGTCGCAAAATCCGGTTTGAAGGAGTCAACCACCATGATGACCGTACAAGACCACTACGAG